AGCCTTTGCGTTGGTCCGGGCCCGAACCCGTTGACCTGGATCGAGATCCGAGAGGCCGATTGGTTCGCGCCCGAGCTTCACGAGCCCGGCGGTCGCGAGGCGAAGGCTGTCATGGACCGGCTCGTCGGCCGGCGTGCGGTCTGCACCGTCCGTCGCGGCCAGAACGGGCGCGTCACCTCGTATGATCGCGTCATCGCCAGCTGCAGCGTCGACGGCGTGCCGATCGGCGTCCGCATGAGGGCAGCAGGCATCGCGCCCGGTGGCCGCAGCCTTCCCAAGCATCACCAGTAGCCAGCATCAGTCGGGGAACACCACCATGAACGCCACCACCAAGAACCCGCCGCTGATCACAGAGGCGGAGGCCGCGCGCCTGACCGAACGTGAAGAGGCAGACTTGGCGCGCGCCCACGCCGAGCTCGGTCGCGCCAAGACCACGGGGAACAAGAACCTCGCCAAGGAGAAGATCGCCCGCATCGAGCGTGGCCGGCGAAGCCGTGTAGACGCGGTTTGGCGCCGGCACTCGCTGGAGGAGACGGTCGGCCTTGCCGAGGCCCGCGGCGAGGAGGTGAACCGGAAGCCCCCTAAGGGCGCGGCGGACATCGAAAGCCGTGACGGACTTCGCCGGCTCCAGACCCTTGGCCACATCACCGCTGAGCAACTGAAAGTCGGGTTGATCTATCGGGCCGGCCACGAAGAGCGAGGCGCCGACCTCAAAGCCCAGGTCATCGGCGATGGTGGCGGATCAGGAGGCCACGACAATGACCAGTTCGTCGCTCGCCGGCTGGACCGCGCAAAGGTCGCTACCTTCGTCGCCCGGGTCGACCGGGCCGTGGCCCTAGGCTGCATCAGCAACCCGGCCGCGCTTCAAATGCTCCGGCACGTGGCAGGGGAGGGCGGCAACATCTACGACTTCGGCAAGGGCAAAGGCCTGGAGCGTCGCCGAACCGCCCTCGTCGCGGCTCTCCAAGTCGCCGTGCAGGTCTGGCGCGACACCTTGGCGCAGAATGTGGTGTACGAGCTCAATCCGGACGCAGCATCTTGACAGTGAACCCCGGATGGGGTTCTCGTCCTTCCTGTGAACGATTGCGCCAAACATGCGCCTTCACGATTCCAACAGCAGGCAATCCGATGGCGACGAGCTTCGTCTACGTGGTGGGCACCTCAACGAACCCGGTGAAGATCGGGCACGGCGAGGACGTCGCCACGCGGATATGCCAGCTGCAAATCGGCAACCCAGACGAGCTGATCTTGCACAAGGCGGTCGTGGTGCCTTGGCATTTGGCCGCTCAGGTCGAGCGCGACGCCCACACGCTCCTCGCGAAGTACCATCGTCGCGGAGAGTGGTTCAACGTCGATGCCGACTTTGCCGCCGGCTTGGTGACCGACCTGGCGAAAGCCGCCATGGAAGAGCATCAAGCCACGGTCGAGAGAGCAGACCTGGACCGCGACATCTTCGGAAGAATGAGGGCGCGCAACTGGCTGCATGATGCGGCCCGAGAGGCGGTCGAATTCTACGTCAGCGAGCGCAAGGTCAACCGCGACGCCAAGGCGGTCAAGACGATGAACCGCTACATCCTGCAGGAGACTGGGCCGACTTGCTTGACGGTCTTCCAGCAGGTGTTCATCGAGAACCGATCGCTAGAGTACCATGCTATGGGCGTCCGGCTCGATATCGAGCGCGGCTACGTCAACTTGGCGAAGGCGGTGAACGCACTGGCCGACTACTACGAACACCGGAAGCGGGTTCAGTCCGAAAGGCTGTGGGGCGCCCATCCGCGGGCGACCAACCTCGTGGAGCTCAAAGCCGCCGGCGCCGCTATGACGGCTGCGGAACTCCGCGAAGAGACCAGGCAGCGTAAGCTCGCATCCCAGACAGCCGCCATTTCCAAGGCGAAGCCGGCCGCCTAGCCAATCGCAGGCGGAAGACCGAAGCTGATAGCGGCGCAGGCCAGAGCGGTCCGCCGGCTGAGCTTCGCCCGCCCTTCCATCTTGCTGTAGTTGTCGAGCGTCATCCCAAGAGCATCGGCCGCCGCGCTCTTGGTGAGCTTGAGGCGGAGACGCCAGGCAGTGAGCTGCGCGCCGGTCATCTGCAAATCCCCTGTGACAGTGTGTTGGCCCTGAGCCTTATACCCTGAAACAGCGGATTTGGCGTCCTAAACAGGATCGGGTCAGTTTCCGCGAGGGTCGTCCGGCGGCTTCTGGGGTTCGACGCCCTGGCCTCGCTCCACCACCTACGACGACATTCCGGGATAGCTCAGCTGGTAGAGCGCCATCAGCTGTGAGGCTGGCGGGGGTCGCGGGTTCGAGTCCCGCACTCGGCTCGTCGTCGTAGACCTCTGGCGCCCAAAATGCCGGATAATCCGGCAATTGAGCCACTTTCGCCATGCCCATCAATGGGTTGAGCATGGCGCCGAACTTCGCCCGCCCGGCGGCCCGTACACCCCCGCCTATGGCTAGATCCCTGACGCGCCAGGCCGATGCGCGGGCGAAACCACACCGAGGAGGCTGATCATGCGAGTTGCCCAAGTTGGCCGTGTGTTCGCCGACGGCACCCAAGAGCCTATGCGCGGCGGCGTCGTTGCCGATAACTTCCGAGGCTACCTGCTTCAGCTGGTCGGTAATCAACCGACGGGCGTTGAAGTGGCTGCGCTTAGGGTCCGTGACGGCCGAGGCCAGCTAACCGTCTATCGCCGAAGGGCGGCCTGACGATGCACTCGACCCGCCGCGCCTACGTCGACGTCGCCGCCGCCGCCGCCGCTATGATCGCCTATGCCGTCTGCACCTGGGCTGACTACGCCGTGAGCGGGTCGACCAACAAGGCCGTGGGGAAGTGATGGGCCGCCCCTCCGACTACACCCCCGAGATCGCGCTGAAGATCTGCGAAGGCCTCGCCGACGGCAAAAGCCTTCGCGAGATGTGCGAGACCAACGACAACATGCCGGCCCGCGGAACGATCTTCCGTTGGCTGGCTGATCGAAGCAATCTGATCGACGGCCGCCCGTTTCAGGACCACTACGCGCTCGCGCGTGAGTTCGCCGGCCATGCCGACGGCGATGATGTCGCCCATTATTCGCGTCAGGCGGCCAAGGGTGAAATCGAGCCTGCGGCTGCAACGGCGGCGATCAACGGCCTGAAGTGGTCGTCCGGCAAGCGAAACCCCAAGGTCTACGGCGACGTCCAGACGATGCGCCATACCGGCGCCAGCGGCGGACCCGTCGAGTACGCCAACCTGACGGAGGCCGAGATTGACGCTCGCCTTGCCGCTATCGCCGGAGGTGCTGAAGCGGCTCCCCCTGGATCAGAGGCGTGAAGCCTTAGCGCTCCTGGAGCGGAAGGCGCGCCTACAGCAGGAGCGGGAAGAGCGCGAACGCATCGAGGCCGAAGCCGGCGGTTGGGAGGCCGAGAAGGCCAAGTGCGCGGCGGATCCGGTCTACTGGTTCAACCGCCACGTCTGGACCTATGATCCCCGCCTTGTCGGCAAGCCCGGCGGCGCCTACGTGCCGTTCAAGCTCTGGCCTAAGCAGGGCGAGTTCATCACCTGGCTGAAGGAGCGGGTCGAGGCCAGCGAAGAGGGGCTTTGCGAGAAGTCCCGCGATACCGGCGTCACCTATCTCTGCGCCGGCTTCGCGCTTTGGGCCTGGCTATTCCTGCCCGGCTTCAAGACCACCTTCGGCTCCCGCAAGGTCGATTACGTCGACAAGAAGGACAATCCGGACAGCATCTTCGCCAAGCTGCGGATCATGCTTCGCCGTCTGCCGCCGCAGATGTTGCCGGACGGGTTCTCGTGGACCCAGCACGACAACTACATGCGGATCGTCAATCCGGAGAACGGGGCGGTAATCTCGGGGGAGGGCGGCGAGGACATGGGCCGCGGCGGCCGCTCCTCGCTCTACGTGGTCGACGAGGCCGCCTTCGTTCCGAATGCCGAGGCTGTCGAGAAGGCGCTTTCGGGCAACACCGACTGCGTCGTCTGGGTCTCGTCCGTCAACGGCATGGGCAACCTCTTCGCCCGGAAGCGCCATTCGGTGCTGAAGCCTCGGCAGATCTTCCGGCTCCACTGGCGCGACGACCCGCGCAAGACCGAGGAGTGGGCGGCCAACAAGCAGGCCAGCTTTTCCGATCCGACGACCTGGGCCAGCGAATACGATATCGACTACTCGGCTTCGGTCGAGGGCATCTGCATCCCGGCCATCTGGGTCGAGAGCGCCAAGAGGCTGCTGGATCTGGAGCTTCGGCTTCGCCCCTCACCCTGCGGCGTCACCGGCCTCGATGTCGGCGCCGGGAAGTCCAAGTCGGTGGCGATCACCAGGCGCGGGCCCATCGTTGAGGTCCCTCGATCCCGCGGCCAACCCGACACGACCGAGACGGCGCATTGGGGTCTCGAAACCGCCAAGGAGCACGGCTCCGCAAATCTGAACTTCGACGCCCCAGGCGTTGGCGCCGGCGTCTCGTCGACGCTGAACCACAACAAGGTCGAGGGCCTGGCGGTCAACGCCGTCAACACCGGCCTACCTCCGTCGACCAAGCTTTGGCCCGACGGACGGACCTCGGTCGAGATGTTCGGCAACTCCAAGGGTGAATACTGGTGGCTCTGCCGCCAAGCCCTGTGGCGCACCCACGAACACGTCCTCTTCCTGGAGGGCAAGCCGGGCGGTGTCGAGCATCCCGTCGACGAGTTGCTAGCCCTGCCGTCTGGCGACCCCGAAAGCGATGCCCTCTGCCTCCAGCTATCGCTGGTGAAGTGGGGCCGAAACGAGAAGGGCAAGATCGTGATCGAAACGAAGGACGCCCTGAAGCGACGCGGCATCGCCTCGCCCGACTATGCCGATGCCCTCATGCTGACATGGTATGAGCCGGCGCCGACGTTCAAATGGCACGTGGGCGCGTAGATGGCGCGTCGTCCCCCCTTCGATCTGCCGGGCGTGCGGATCAACAACGCATCGCAGGCTGGCGGAGCCGTCGCAGCCTACTATGTCGGCCAGCCGGTCTCGACTCCTCGTCGCTACGACAGCTTGGCCGATCAGGGCTACATCAAGAACCCGATCGGCTACCGCTGCACGAAGCTGATCGCCGAGTCCGCGGCAGCCGTGCCCCTGATCCTTCAGCGCAAGAAGGCCAAGGTCGAGGAGCACGACCTTCTGACCCTGCTGGCCAAGCCGGCGCCTGGGATCGGCGGCCGCCAGCTCATGGAGGCGTTCTTCGCCTACCTGCTGCTGGAGGGGAACACCTATCTGGAGGGTGTGGCCCCGTTCGCCAACCGGCCGCCGAAGGAACTCTGGGCGCTCCGGCCGGATCGGATGAAGGTCATCCCCGGCGCGCGGGCCCTGCCGATGGCCTACGACTACGAGGCCAACGGCGTCAGGGCCCGTTTCGATGTCGACGCCGTCACCGGCCGCAGCCCGATCCTGCACTTCAAGGACTTCCACCCCCTCAACGATTGGTACGGCCTCTCGCGCGTCGAGCCCGCCGCCTACGGCATCGACCAGCACAACGAGCTGTCGAAGCACAACACGGCCCTGGTTCAGAACGGCGCCCGCCCATCCGGCGCCCTGATCTTCAAGCCCGTGACGATCAACGGCACCGCCCAGCACGCGCCCGAGGATGTCGTCAAGCTCGCTGAGCAGCGCCTGGAGGACCGCCACAACGGCGCCCTGAACGCCGGCCGCCCCATGGTCTTCGGCGGCGACATCGACTGGCAGGAAATGGGCATGACGCCCCGCGATGGCGATTTCGGCGGTATGCGCCTCGATGCCGGCCGCGACATCTGCAACAGCTTCGGCGTCCCGCACGAGCTGGTCATCCCGGGCTCGTCGACCTTCAACAACCGCGCCATGGCCCGCTTGGAGCTCTACGAGGACACGGTCCTCCCGCTCCACGGCAAGGCGCTGGACGCCCTGAACGGCTGGCTGACCGCCCGCTATGGCGATGATCTGAAGCTGGTCCCAGACCTGGACGCCATCTCCGCCTTGGAGCCGCGCCGCGAGACCCGCCGCAAGGGCGCGATCGAGAGCTTCAAGGCGGGCCTGATCCGCCGCGACGAGGCCCGCCGGCAGCTGGGCGAGGACGCCATCGGCGGCGAGGAGGGCGACGCCTTCTTCAAGGGTACCGATACCGCGTCGGGCGACACGTCCACAGCCGCGCCTGCGGGTACCCCTGACCAGACCCGCGTCAATCCTGACGACCCGAACGCCGCCTAATCCGGAGCAACCCATGGACCGCATCGACATTGGCGGGTCGCTTCCCGGCGGCCCGAAGGGACGTTTTGTTGCCCGCGCCCAGGGCACGCGCTTCGACGTCGTCAAGGCCGAGGCCGCGCCGGCTGTGCTTGAGCTCTA